CCCCCCCTCCGGCCCGAAAAATAAGGGGGCGGGTCAAAAATTTCAGGGATTTGGGCACCATGGCGGTGGCGGCACCGGGATGGTGCATACCATATTGGTGGAGCCAACAAAATGGTGGCTGCTTACAATTTGTAAGCGGCTGATGATTTGTCGGTGCTGCCAAAACATCCCGACAGCGATCTTGTTGAGGTCAACAAAATCGGGTGGGAACATCTTGCCGGGGGGTGAAGTTCACAGAATGTTTACATTTGCAAGCCCCGAAACGGCCTTTTGGGGCAAAAGATGAGACACTATGAGACGTTTTTAGTGGTATAATTGGTACAGTGGATTTATGAAAGAAGCCCCACGGTGGCAGCACCGAGGGGCTTTCATCATATCCGGGTGTGCCGCAGGACCGGCGGCACCACATAGATGCTCTGTCAGGCTTTTGTCTGGCAGGGCATTTTTTATTGCTCAAAAAAACGGAGGGGTCATAAATGGCAAGGCGAAGCGATGAGCGAGAAGCCGCCCGCGCTGAGTACATGGCCCGGAAGAAAAAGGGCGGCGAAGTCAATCTCCGGCAGCTGGCGGATGATCTGCACCTCAAGTACGATACTGTCCGGCGGTGGAAGTCGAAAGACGGGTGGGATACTCCCACCGACAGGAAGCCCGGCGGACAGCCGGGAAACCAGAACGCCGCGGGCAACTCCGGCGGCGGGGCACCGGCGGGCAACCTGAACGCCGAGAAGGACGGTGCCTATTCCAGAATTTTCTTTGATAAGCTCACCCCGGCGGAACAGGGAGCATTTGACGATGCACCCAGGAACGGCGTGGAAGCCCTGCAGCACGAGATGGGATTGCTCAAACTGCGGGAATTGAAGATTCTGGAAAAGATCAAAGAATACGAGGATATGAACCCTGACACGCTGATAACGTCCAGCGTGTTGGATATGCGTGTGCCGGGCAAGACCGGGAAGGGTGGCAAGAAGGAAGACGGCAAGGTACAGACCATGGGGATGTACAGCCGTGATACTCCCTTTGCCCGCATTCTGAAATTGCAGGATGCCTTGTACAAGACCCAGGGGCGCATTGCTGCTGTTGCCGGTGCGCTGCGGGCGGCGGAGGAAGCCGACCGCCGCATGGAACTGGAAAAGCAACGGTTGGAGCTGCTGCGGATAAGAGCAACGGGCGAAGTGCCGGAGGACGGTGACAGAGATGGCCTTGTTCACGACTAAGGGGATCGCGGATTGCCTAAACCTGACGGAACGCCGGGTGCGGGAACTGCGGGATGAAGGAGTGCTGACCGAGGAACGACCGGGCATTTTCAACCTGAAAACAGTGGTGCGGCAGTACGTCGCCTACAAGACCGGCGGCACCAAGGACGACCAATCCCGGTTGGCCACTGCCCGGGCGGACCGGGAGGAAACCCGGGGCAAGATCGAGAAGATGAAGATGGAGGAAGCCAAGGGAAACCTCCACCGCACGGAGGACATCGAGAACGGCTTGAAAACCGCCTTTGCAAATTTCAAGGACAGGCTGGAAGCCATCCCGACCAAGTATGCGGACACCATGGCCCAGCTGACCGACCCGGCGGATGCCAGCGACATCCTGCGCAAGGCCATCCAAGAGGCACTGGTGGAACTGTCTGATCCCGATATTGCCCTGCAAGCACCCGAGGGGGAGGCTGCCGAAGATGAGCAGGAAGAATAAATGCCGGGGCTGCGTATGGGGCACCCGGCTGAACGAGATCACGGCGTTCTGCCCGTTCCGGCAGTGCGTCAAAAAGGGAGGCGGCGGCAATGGCGATGATCCACATGGAACCGCAGACGCTGCAGCTGTTCGAGCGGGTCCTGGGAACGCTGAAACCGCCCCCGAACCTGACACTGAGCCAGTGGGCGGATAAATACCGCCGCCTGTCCGCCGAAGCGTCTTCGGCAAAAGGCCAGTGGAACACCGACAACGCCCCCTTTCAGAGGGAAATCATGGATGCCATCGGCGATGTCCATATCCGCAAGGTGGTGGCGATGATGTGCGCCCAGGCCGGGAAAACGGAGGGGCTGATCCTCAACACCGTCGGCTTCTACATGAGTTACTACCCGGCTCCCATTATGATCGTGCAGCCCACCGTGAACCTGGGCGAGAGCTTTTCAAAAGACCGTCTGGCAACCATGATCCGGGATACGCCGATTCTCCGGGGGCTGGTGGACAACAAAAGCCGCTACTCCGGCAACACTATCACCAAGAAAAATTTCCCCGGCGGACAGCTGACGATCATCGGCGCAAACTCGCCGACCGATCTTCGTGGCCGCCCCATCAAAGTGCTGCTGGCGGACGAGGTGGACGCCTACAAAGCCAGTGCTGGCAAAGAGGGCGACCCAATCATGCTGGCCGAGGAACGCCAGACCACCTACTGGGATCACAAAACGGTGCTGGTTTCCACCCCGACCACCAAAGCCAGCAGCCGTATCCTGGACGAGTTCAACGCTTCCACACAAGAGGAATGGAACATTCCTTGCCCAAACTGCGGCAAGTACCAGCCTTTTGTGTGGGATGGGATGGTGTTCGACAAGGAGAAGTGGCCGGAGGGCGGCGTACAATACCGCTGTGCCGAGTGCGGCTGTCTGGACAATGAATACCGATGGAAGAAAAACAGCACCCGCGGCAAGTGGGTGGCGGCACACCCTGAACGAAAAGTCCGGGGCTTCCACATGAACAAAATGGGGTCAACGCTCTGCGGCTGGAATGAGATCGTCGAGAAATTCATTGCGGCTGATCTGGACGCTTCCCGGGGCGACTACGAGAAGATGCAGGTCTTCGTGAACACGAACCTGGGTTTGCCGTGGGAGGAACCGGGCGAAACGGTAGAAACCGCCGCCCTGATCGACCGCCGCGAGTTCTACGAGGCCGAGGTGCCCGACGGCGTTCTCTACTTGACTTGCGGCATTGATACCCAAGACAACCGCTTTGAGGCGGAAGTCGTGGGCTGGGGTATCGGCAAGGAAAGCTGGGGCATCCGATACCAACGTATTTACGGCGACCTGAAACGGGGCCAGGTATGGGCTGACCTTGACGATTTCCTTTCCACCACATGGAAGAAGCGGGATGGCACAGAGCTTTCCATCCGTGCGGCCTGCATGGACAGCGGCGGACATTTCCCGGATCAGGTCATTCGCTTCTGCAAAGAACGAGAGGACCGGCATGTTTGGGCCATCAAAGGCCGCGGCGGTATGGATGTGCCCTACATCCGAAACCCGACCAAGAACAACCGCGTCGGCGGTGAGCTTTTTGTGCTGGGCGTTGACACCGGCAAAAATGCGGTGCTTGCCCGGTTGAAAGTGCTTATCAAGGGCCCGAACTACTGTCACTTCCCGGCGGGGCAGGACGCGGGCTATGACGAGAATTATTTCAAGATGCTGACGGCAGAGCATAAAGTGACCCGCTGGAAGGGCGGGCGCAAGGTGGAGCGGTGGGAGTTGAAAGACCCGGCGCAGAAGCGCAACGAGGCTTTCGACATCCGAAACTATGCCACCGCCGCGCTGGAAATCAGCAATCCCCCCGGCCTGGAAATCCCGGGCGAGGATGCACCGCGCCCGGCAAAGCCGCAGCACCAGTACCGCAGAAGAAGATCGGGAGGGATTTAACCGATGTCGATCATATCAAAAGAAATCGCAAAGCAGCATTTGGAGATGTGGCTCAAGGCAGAGGAAGCAGTTTCCACAGGCCAAAGCTACCAGATCGAACAGATGCAGCTTACCCGCGCCAGCCTGAAACAAATCCGGGAAAGCATTTCCTTTTGGGAGGGCAAGGTAGCAGAAGCCGAGCGGGAGGAACAGGGGCGGGGCAGAAACCGTATCTACCATTTCGCCCCGCATGATGTGTAAGGACGGTGGGAAGCATGGCAAATTTTCTGGATAAGGCAATCGCGGCGGTTTCCCCCGTTGCAGGCTACCGCCGCGCCACGGCCAGAGCCGCCCTGTCCATCCTGAACAATGGCACGGGCTATGGCAACTACGGTGCATCCCATACGTCCAGAGCCATGCGCAGCTGGCACGTTGGCGGCAGTTCCCCGAAAGGAGACATCGAGGATAACCTTGATACCCTGCGCAAGCGGAGCCGAGATGCTTACATGGGCATCCCCCTGGCAGCTGGTGCATTGAAGACCCTGCGTACCAATGTGGTGGGCAGCGGCCTTGTGCCAACACCGCAGGTCGATGCGGACTACCTGCATCTGACCGAGGAACAGGCCGATCAGCTGCAAGCGCAAATCACCCGGGAATTTAATCTTTGGGCAGACAGCACGGCTTGTGATGCCAGCGGCATGGACAACTTCTGGAGGCTGCAAACCCTGGCGTTTATCAGCTTCCTGATGAATGGTGATGCCTTTGTTGCAATTCAGTACAGAGAGCGTCCATCTTGGCCGTATGCCTTACAGCTGCGCTTGATCGAAGCGGACCAAGTGTGCAGTCCGAATCCGGGCGACACATTGTACCCTTGTGAGGTTGACGGCAAATATGTGTTCCAGATCGTTCAGGGCGTGGAAACGAACGAGGCCGGGGAAATCATAGCTTACTGGGTCGCCAACCGGCACCCGCTGGAATATGATAACCCGGTGCCACTGGCATGGACCCGAGTGGAAGCCCGTGACCCGGCGACCGGCTCACCGAACATCTTGTGCATCACACAGAGAGAACGCGCCGGGCAGCGGCGAGGTATCCCCATTCTCGCCCCGGTATTACCTACCCTGAAACAGATGGGGCGGTACACGGATGCAGAATTGGCGGCAGCTATCGTTTCGTCCAGTGCGACACTGTTTATCCAGCGGGATGCAGAAACGAACCAGGCACCGTTCGGCGAAGACCCGCAGGATAAAGCGGCTGATCCGAATACTCCGCCTGACGAACTGGCAATCAACCTCGGCCCGGCGGCAGTGTTTGACCTTGCCCCGGGCGAAAAGGCAAACCTGATCGACCCGAAGCACCCAACCACGACCTACGACGGCTTTATGTCGGCGATGTCGAACCAGGTTGCGACGGGCATTGAGGTGCCCAGCGAAGTGCTGTACAAGAAGTTTAGTTCCAACTATTCTGCATCCAGAGGCTCCCTCAATGAATTTTGGCGGACGTGCGGGGTGATGCGGGATAGTTTTGCAGACGATTTCTGCCAGCCAACCTACGAAAAGTGGTTTGCTGAGGCAGTGGCCCGTGGGCGTATCAACGCCCCGGGCTTTTTTGATGATCCTGCCATTGCGAAAGCCTACACGGGCTGCATCTGGAATGGTCCGGCCCGCACCAACTTGGATGCCAAGAAAGAAATCGAGGCGGCGATTCTGCGCATGGACAAGGGAATCAGCACGGCGGAGCAAGAAACGGCGCAGATGACTGGCGGCAGCTGGCGGGCAAATATGCGCCAGCGCAAATCTGAAATGGAGAAAATAAAGGAGGTAGGGTGTGATGGGCAAACCCAGTTCCAAGACGGCCCCGAAGACAGTGAATAACAAGTTCTGGAAGTTCCGCAATCTGGCCGACGGTCAGAAAGCAGAGCTTTTTCTTTACGGCGATATTTCTGAAACAAGCTGGTGGGGCGACGAAGTTACCCCGAAGCGGTTCGCGGATGACCTCGCCGCCTTGGGCGACGTGACCGAGATCACCGTGTACATCAACTCCGGCGGCGGTGACGTTTTTGCAGCTCAGGCCATTGGCAACCAGCTGGAACGCAATGCGGCCACCGTGACCGTCCACATTGATGGCCTGTGCGCCAGTGCCGCCACCATCGTTGCCTGCCACGCTGATAAGGTTGTAGCGGCAGCGGACAGCACCTATATGGTCCACCCGGTCAGCATGGGGCTTTGCGGGTATCTGACGGCAGACGAGATGAGGAACTACCTGAAAGCCTTGGACACTACCAGGGAGAGCATCGTTTCTCTGTACGCCAAGAAGACCGGCCACGATGCGGACGAGTGCGCAAAGTGGATGGACGAAACAAACTGGTGGACGGCAGATGAAGCTAAGGAAAACGGCTTTGTGGATGAAGTGGACGATGCAGAGGAAGAAGCAGTTGTGGAAAATCGCAGCGGTGTCCTGTTCATCAACAGCGTCGGAACCCACCTGCCTTTTAACGAGGCACCTGAATTTGTCAGAAACCGGGCAAAGGCAAAAACGCCTGCCGCCCGGCCTGAAAATAACCGCCCGGCGGAACAGCCGGAACACAACGACCATGGGGAGGTAAAAGACATGGAAATCAAGACCAAGGATGATCTCCGCAAGGCGTACCCTGATATGGTGGCACAGATCGAGGATGAAGCTACCGTTGCAGAGCGCACCCGCATTAAGGAGATCGAGGACAGCACCCTGCCCGGTGCTGAGGCTGAGGCGGCCGCGGCAAAGTTTGAGAAGCCTGTGGATTCTACAACGTTTGCCAAAACGATGATCGCCGCTGTGAAGGCAAAGCGGCAGGCGCAGAGTAAGACCTACCTGGCGCAGGCACAGGCTGCGGCGCAGAACTCTGGCGCAAACGACATCGGCAATCCGCCGCCCGCGGACCCTGAGCCGGAGAACGAAGAGAATAAGGCTTTCCTGAATGCCATTCACAAGGCGAACGGCGTGAAGTAAGGAGGACAAAGTTATGAGCATGGATCTTGCAAGAAAAGATTTCAGCACTGCGCCGGAGTATTTCATCGCAGGTGCAGACATTGGCATCGCCAAGACGACCAAGACCGCCAGTGAAGCGGTGGAAGCACACACTCCTGTTCTGATCGCTGACGGCAAGGTGAAACCCATTGCCGCTCCGTCCAGCGCAGGTGCGGCGGTTCTTACTGGTCTGTATGGCGTTACGGCTGACAGTGCAGAAGCAGACAAAGATGTGCCGGTTTATCTGTCCGGCGAATTTTTTGCAGATGCACTGGTGCTGCCCAACAACGTGAGTGTGGCGGATGTTGAAGTTCCGCTGCGTAACCTGGGTATTTTCCTGGTGTAAAGGAGGAAACAACTATGGCAAATGAAATTGATATTTATGACCCTCGAACCCTGGTTGAGGTAGTACGCACTACCCCTCCGATCCACACGTTCCTGCGTGACCGCTTTTTCTCTCATGTGAAGCCCTTCACCAGCGAGAATGTTGACATCGACATTGTCAAGGGCACCCGGAAGATGGCGGCTTTTGTCCATCCGATGGTCGGCGGCGAAGTCGTGCAGAGCGAGGGCTACGAAACCAAGTCCTATAAGCCCCCTCTCGTCAACGAGGCAACGATCAGCACTGCCAGCCAGTTCCTGAAACGTCTGCCCGGCGAGGACCTTTATTCTGGCCGCACCCCCGCTGATCGTGCGGCGGAAAAGCTGATCGAGGAGTACAACACTCTGAATGACATGGTGACGAACCGCGAGGAGTGGATGGCTTCCCAGGTGCTTACTACCGGTCGGCTGAGAGTTAAGGGCAAGGGCGTTGATGAAGTTATCGACTTCGGCTTTACCAACAAAGTTACTCTGAAAGACACAAAGCAGTGGGGTAAGTCCGCTGCCAAGCCCTGGGACAACCTGCGCGAATGGAAGCAGCAGGTGAGCCGGAACGGTTTTGCCAATGCGGACATGGTTATCATGGGACAGGCAGCAGCCAATGCGTTCATGGCGGACAGCGAGATCAAGGAATTGATGAATAACCGCCGCTTCGACATTGGCTCCATGGCTCCGAAGGAACTGGAAAACGGCCTGAACTATTACGGCCATCTGAACCTGCCCGGTGTTGACATCTACGGCTACGATGGTGTGTACCTGGATGATGTCACCAAGGAGATCAAGCCGTACATCCCGGACAACATGGTCCTGATGATTCCCAGCAATGCGTACTTCATGCGCGCTTACGGCCTGTGTACTTACCTGGATGATGAGGGTAAGTGGCACAGCGCAGAAACTGCACGTCTTCTGCGCAGCTATGTGAAGCATGGCCCTGATCGCCGTTTCCTGGAAATCCAGAGCCATCCGCTGCTGATTCCTGACAAGGTGGACAGCTGGCTCGTTGCGGAGGTCTGCTAAGGCCATGCTGGACGTGGATGATAAGTACGGCACACCCGACACCCCGCCGCAACTGCCCACGTTCAAGGACTTTGTGGCGCAGGATGTGCAGAACGTTTTCTTCAATCTGGACGAGTTTGCCGAGAAACGCTACATCGACGGGAAGGAAATGGCCTGCATCACCCAGCACCCCGGCGTGAACGAACGTGCAGCACACTGGGAGGGCGGTGCAAAGCAGAGCTTTGACCAGGGAATGTACAAGGCCGACCTGCTCTTGTATGTCAAGAAAGAGGACTACGGCCCCATGCCGAAAAACGACAAGCTCATAACCCTGGACAAGAAGCGGGACTACAAAATCAAGTCCTGCTCTTTGAAAGCTGGTGTATACCGCATGGAGCTTGAGCGAGTGAGAGGGTGAGATAAGTGGCCTATTTCAAAACCAATTACGACGCTTCCAGCACAACGCTTTCCATCGACGACGAACAGGTTGCCCGTGCCCTTGGAGTGCTGGCGGACAAAACCCAGACAGCCCTGAAAGTGGCAATCAATGCCACAGCGAGGCAGACCCGGAAGCTGATGCTGCAGGAAGTGAAGGAACGGTATGATCTCAACGCTGCCGGAAAACGCATGATCGAAGACCTGCGCCAGCGGCAGAAAGCCACAAACCGCCGCCCGGCGGCAATCCTCGCCATTATGAAAAACGACCCCGGCGCATTCCGGGCAGACCTGGGCTATTTTAGAACCAGCCCCACAAAACCCTACATGGGTCCGTCTGTCCGTAATGCGCCGCCATTTTTCCAGGCACACGTCCTGAAAGGCAGCCCGATGATTGACCTTGGCGGCACGAGCAGCAAGAGCAAGGGCTTCCTTGTGAAATTCCAATCCGGGCATATCGGTATGGTTCAGCGGCAGCTTGGTGTACCGGCTGACAAAGATTATACCGCCAGCGGCAAGAAACGCTGGAAGCCCAACGAGAAACTTGTGACGATGCCAAGTCCATCCGGCTCTGCCATGCACCATACCGTGTGGGAGATGCAGGAACAGACAGTGGAGCAGATGCTCCAAGACAACACCGAACGGCGCATCCGGCAGCTGATTGCCAATGCGAAGCGAAAGGGCGTGATCTGATATGGCGGAGAAAATCGCTGGATATACCAGCGAGATGTGCCAGCAGGCCATGATCGACGAATTGACTGAACTTTTCCGGGGAATGACGTTTGGCGGGCAGGAAAGCCCCAAACCCCTGCAAATCTTCAAGCAGTTCCTGCCGATCCAGACGAACGACGATGATGAGGCGGATACAAACGATTCCCCTTACCCCTGCATCATCGTGATCGAGAGCAGCGGTGAGCAGGACAACGAGCATGACCCGCAACTTGTCCTGTTGCAGCTTGTGATCTGCTGCTATGACCGCGGAATTGACCGACAAGGGTATGTAGACACCGTGAACGTGAAGGAAGCTATTATGCAGCACTTCAAGCGGAAGCCGATTTTCGGCGGTGCTTTTGAAGTGTCATACCCCCGGAAATGGGAGCTTTCGGACGATGACGCAGACTACTACTATTGGGGAATCGTAAACCTCATTTGCAAAACCCCGAACGGTTTGAAAAACGAAGAAGTGGAGGCTCTGATATGAGTGATGAAAAGAAAACCACTGCGGCGGCAAAGAAAGCCGCGGCGGTGCAGGAAGAAGCTGTGGTGTACTGTGGCCCGACCATCAAAGGTCTGGCTCCGCAGTACACCGTTTTTGTGGGCGGTGTGCCCGCGAAGCTGGCGGAGAAGATGGAGGCAATCCCTGTGCTGAAAGCCTTGACGGTTCCCCGTGAGAGGTTCGCAGAGATGCGGGTGAAGGTCGAGCAGGACGGCACCAGGGAGAACACCCTCTATCAGCGGGCGGATGCTCTGCTGAAAGATGCTGTCACGAACACTACGGCAGCAGAGTAAGGAGGATGTGAACTATGGCTGTTTCTCATGGCTTTAATCTGACCGAAGCGACCACCAGCGTTTCCGCGCCGGTACAGGTCAGCTCTGGCTTGCAGATCATCGTGGGTACTGCGCCTGTCAACCAGCTGGCAAATCCGGCGGCAGCAGCAAATACCCCGCTGTATGTCAGCACCTATAAGGAGGCTGTGGCGGCGTTGGGCTGGTCCAATGACTTTGCAAAGTATACCCTTTGCGAAGCAGTGAGTGCTAACTTCCAGGTTGTGGGCGTTGCCCCTATCGTCGTGGTCAATGTTCTTGATCCAACGAATAAGAAGCACGTCACCGCTCTGGACGAAACCTCTGTACGGGTCAATGACGGCGTTGCCGAGATCGACAAGGTAGGCATTCTACTGGAAAAGCTGGTGGTGAAGAATGGCATCACTGCGCTGGTGGCAGATGCGGATTACATCGCCAGCTTCAACGATGACGGCACGGTGAGCCTTGCCCTTATCACCGGCGGCGCAGGTGATGGCGCAACCACGCTGACCGTTTCCGGCTCCATCCTGGATGCGTCCAAAGTGACCGCAGATGACATTGTTGGCGGCGTGAACATCGCCACTGGCGCAGAGACTGGTCTTGAGGTCATTCGTCAGGTTTATCCCAAGCTGAGCAAGGCACCCGCTATTCTGCTGGCCCCGCGTTTTTCAAAAAACGCACAGGTCTGTGCTGCGTTGCAGGCCAAGTGCCGCAAGATCAATGGCCTTTTCGACGCGGTGTGTTACATCGACCTGGATTGTAGTGCCGATGGCGCACAGAAGTACACCGATGTTGCGGAGCAGAAGACGAAGCAGACGGCAACCTCCCGCGAAGCATATCCCCTGTGGCTGTACACCAAGGTTGGTGAAACTGTGTACAGCGGCAGTTCTATGGCAGCGGCGGCAACCGTGTACAACGACGGTCAGAACGGCGACCGCCCCGTTGCAAGCCCTTCCAATGTTACCGTTCCTATCTCTGCCGCTTGTCTGGAAGACGGCACGGAAGTGCTGCTGGATCAGGAGCAGGGCACCTTCCTGAACGATCAGGGCATCGCAACCTTCATCCGTTCTGGCACCGACTTTGTGATTTGGGGCAATGAAACTGCCGCCTACCCGAAAAACACCGACCCGAAGGATATGTTCCTGTGCATCCGCCGCTTCTTCAACTACGCATGGACCAGCTTTGTTCTGGATAACATGAGCAAGCTGGACAAGCCCATGAATCCCAAGCGGCTGCAGTCCATCATTGACAGCGAGAACATGAAGGGCAGCAAGTATGTCTCGGAGGAAGCCTGCGCCAGCTACCGCATGGTGGCCGACACCGAGAAGAACACCGCCGCTGAACTGGTGGCGGGTCACTACCACTTCTACCTCTACTGCACCCCGTTCCCGCCCTTGAAGCAGATGAACGTCACGATGGAGTATGAGGCATCCTCGCTGGTTACTGCCCTGAATCTGTGATAGGAGGATATGAGCAATGAGCCTGAATATTTCGAGCAATCTTGTTCCCCAGGTTGTCAATAATTACAATGCCTATACCGGGGATGACAAGATGATCGGTCTGGCAGATGAAGTTACGCTGCCCAAGATCAAAAACAAAACCACCACCGTGAACGGCATGGGTATCGGCGGCGATGTTGACAGCCCTGTGCCGGGTCAGCTTGAGAGCATGGAAGCCACCCTGACCTGGAACACGCTGTACAGCTATGCCACCAAGATGCTGCATCCCGGCCGCTCTGTGCAGATTACCCTTCGTGCTGCTATGCAGAACGAGGACAAAGACGGCGGCTATACTTACAAGGGCCTGCGCATTGTGCTGGGCGGCAAGCCGAAAGAGCTTGACCCCGGCAAGCTGAAGCGGGCATCCACCATGGACAGTTCCACTACGCTGGAAGTGACCCGCTATCTTGTCGAGATCGACGGCGTGACCGTCATCGACATCGACAAGTACGCTGGCCGCTACTATGTTGATGGTGAGGACATCCTCGCCGAAGTAAACGCGCTGATCTGATAAGTTGGAAATTCAGCCGCTCCATTGTGGGGCGGCTGATTCTTTTTAGAGAAAGGAACATCAAGATGGGCAATATCGTTAAGTTCGCAAAACCGTACAGCTTCGAGGGCACCGAGTACACCGAGGTTGACCTCTCCGGCATGGATAAGCTGACGATCCAGGATATGATCGACATCCAGAAGAACCTCGCCAACGAGCTTGCTTCTCTGGCTGCACTGGAAGCAACCACGTCCTTTGCACAGGAGATGGCGACCAAGGCCAGCGGCAAGCCCGTTGAGTTCTTCAAGCTCATGCCACGCGCCAAGATCAAGCAGGTGCAGACGGCGATCCTGCTGAGCCTGAACGCCAAGACCAAGAGCGACCCCGCCAAGCATATCGTCAAGTTCGACGCACCCTACACCTACAACGGTGAGGAAAAAGCCGACATCAAAGGCAAAACCTTTGAGAGCGTCGATCTGTCCGGCGTAGGTGAACTGAACACCATGAGTGAATCCATGGCGGAGAATCGCCTGGCGGGTTATGGCTTTACCCCGGTGAACACCGGGCACAACTATGCCTATGTGTGCATCATCGCCAGCATGGGCACCGGCTACCCGGTGGACTATTTCACGGGTCTGCCCCTGTGCGAGGCGGCAAAACTGCGTGATGCCGTGGATGCGGATTTTTTCGAGTAAAGGGTGGAGCCAAGGCTCTGCGCCGGGCGGCAATTCAGCTGTCTATTGCCACGCACTCTAACATGACCGACTATCTTTCCATGCCGCGGAAAGAATTGATCCAGCTGTGTGAGGAGGTGTCCGAGGTATGGCAGGAAATGGCGCGTTAGACCTCAGCATCCGCATTATGGGCAAGGTCGATCCTTCTCTGGCGAAAAGCATAAGCCAGGTGAAGGGGCTGACTGGTTCCCTGACGGGCGGGCTACGGACAACCAACTCTCTTGCGAGTACGGTAGCCAACACGATAGGTGTCATCGGCAAGGCAGGGCTTGGGCTGGCCGCTACGCTGACAGGCAGTGTGTTGGTAGGCATGAAGCGGGTGACGAACGAGGCATCCAAGCTGGAAGCGCAGATGGCCCCGGTCGTGCGCTATGTGAATGGTCTGGCAGATGCAAGCGGCAAGGTGTCCGATGCGATAGCTGACAACGGAAAGACGTTCAAGCAGAACTACTCCGATATGGAGAACTACATCCAGCGGCTTAGTATGGACATCCCCCGCACCACAGAGCAGCTTACGACTATGAGTGCTGCGCTGGGTCAGTCTGGCAAGGACGTGACTGAGCAAACCAAGACTGGCATCCTCCGCGATACCGCTGTGGCAGCCACGGCAATGGATTTGGACGATCAGACCGCCGGTGACTACATGGCGAAGTGGGAAGCGTCTTTCACAAAGAGAGATGCTGACGGCAATAAGGTCAACTACTCCCACGACGACGTTATGCGGCTGATGAATCAGATTAACTATTTGGGTGCCAATAACGCAACCACGGCGGCGGAAATTGCATCCAGTGTGAACAAATCAGCTTCCATCGGTCAGCTTGCCGGTGTTGACCCCTCGACCACTGCGGCCATTGCAACGGCGATGCAGGCTACTGGCGTTGATACGGAACGTACCGGCACTACGATTTCCAGAATCTATACCAACATTTCCAAGGGCAGCAGTGCAACGAAAGCTCAAAAGGAGATGTGGGAAGAACTGGGATTTACGGCAGAGGGCGTTGCAAAGTCAATGCAGAAGGATGGCACGGGAACTTTGATGAAGGTTTTCGGTGCTGTCAACCAGCTGCCGGATGAACGGAAAATCGCTGCGCTGAACACGTTGTTCAACCAATGGACAGTTGAAGGATCGGCAAAGGTAACGAACAACCTTGATCTGCTGATGAAGACCCTATCGGAAGTCAGCGATGAGGCGGCTTATGCGAACAGCATGGAGCGGGAGTTTGCCATCAACACGGGAACGGAAGAAAGCCTGCGCACCATGCGGGATAACGCCAAGACTGTGCTGATGCAAGACCTTGGAGAGCAGCTCTTACCAGCGCAAAAGGAACTGACCCGCTTACAGCTGGACATCTACAAGGGAATCGACGAGAGTTTGCCCGACCTGTCCAATCTGGCAAACTCCATCCTGCCCCTGCTGCGCACGGCAGTTGAAGGCATCGGCGGGGCGGTACAGGGAGCATTGCCATGGATTCAGCAGGGTATTGACTACCTGACCGACCACGGCCCGGAAGCCGCAGGCGCAATCGGTGCAATTTTGGCAACGCTGGCCGCTATGAGCATGGCTCCTACTGCATACAGCGCGGGAAGCACTGCGCTGAGCGTGGTGAAGAACCTGACGCTGGGCGGCAAGGCCAGTGGTGCCCCGGGCGGAAAGTTCGGCGGGATCACCGTCGGCAACCTGATGGGGCTGCTCAGTCCGACCAGCCTTTTCCAGAACATTGTTTCCGGCGGAAAGGGGCTGTGGAGCAACCGGGGAAATATCCTGCGATCTGCAAAAATTGGCGCATGGATGGCAAACAGCTCTGGACAGGGCGGCATTGCCGGACGGCTGAGTTCTTTGGCGGGCGGCGTGATCGGTGCTTTGAACTCAGATGCGTTGACGAGTGGGAAGAAGAAGCCGATGCAGGCTGTTGCTGGGAAAATCTTCGGGGCGGCTGGCTACATCAACAACGTGGCGAACATTCCGACCAATGCGGTGAACGCCATGATCGCAGTGGCGAACCCGGCGGGTACGGCGACGGCAACTATTGGAAATGTCCTTGGTGCTGGCGCAAAGGCCATCTTTGGCAAAGGTGGCTTGAACCTGACGGGCGGCATTGGTGCTGTGGCTGGAAAGCTGGGCGGTGGCTTTATGTCACTGCTTGGAACCTTCGGCCCGGCGATTACGAGCCTTGGAACCATGGTTGCGGTGGTCTCCCTGCTGGGCGACCATTTTGAAGATGTGCGGAACATCGTCGGCCAGATATTTGGCGAGGGTGGTCTTGCCGTTTTTGATGCGTTCACAGGGAAAATCTCTGGCATTGGAGACACAATCAAACAGATCTTCGGCCAGCTCACCACCCCAGAAGGGCTACAGAGCATCCAGCAGAAATTGTCTGGCTTCAACATCGGCGGCCTGAATCTGGGCGACGTGTTCTCGGCGGCAATGCCTGCCATCCAGACGGTCATGCCGCTGATCCAGTCCTTTGCGGGGGTATTCAGCCAGATCGTAGACCTCGGCGTGAACCACATCAAACCGCTGTTGGTTGAGGTGTTCGGCTTTGTTGTGAACCAGGGCATCCCGGCGGTCATGCCGCTGCTTTCTACCGTCGTCAGTCTGGTGGGCACAGTTCTTGTGAATGCCATCAAGACGGTAATTGACGTGATCGGTAAGCTACTGCCGGTGGCGGAGCCTGTGGTACTGGGCATCATCGGGCTGGTGAAGGGCATTGTCGGCGTTGTGGTGAACGTGGTGAACGCCATTATCCGCACACTGAACAAGATCAATTTCACGGTTCCCGACTGGGTGCCCGCTCTGGGCGGAAAGCAGTTCGGATTCAACCTGACCGAAGTGACCCTGCCGAAGTTTGCGGACGGCGGCTTTACCTCTGGCCCATCTCTGGCGGGCGAAGCGGGAACGGAGGCCATTATCAGCTTCCGCCGCTCTCAGCGTGAGCAGAACGTGGACACCTGGTTACAGGCCGGCAAGATGCTGGGCGTTCCTCTGGCATCGGCTATGATCCAAGGCTCTGACTTCGGTGTGGCGTTCCGGCGCACGACGGAAATTGCCAACTATGCGGCAGATGCGCTGGAAGGTGCGGCAGCATCGGGCAACGCAACGGCGCAGAAGGTGCTGGATAATTCCAGAGTGCAGCAGGCATTGAGCTTTGCTCGAAGGGCAGATGTGGCGCAGGCGCAGCTTGAGCGGCTGTCTGATTTGGACGGTTACGATTTGAGCAACCTCACCTTCTTCCCAACGGCGGGCGATGCGGCCTTGACGCGGCAGAACCTTACCATGCTGGAAAACCTGCGGGATCGCCAGCAGGAGGTGGAAGTGCCGTCCATCACGGGCGACAATGGCACAAACTCCGGCTCCGGGCAGCCCGGCGGAACGGGAGGCTATCAGCGAAGCTATACCAGTTCCAGCGGAAACACCTACGTTTACGCTCCGAACTTCATCATCTACGGAAGCATGGACCCGGAAGACCTGCGTTCTCTCATGGATGACGGGTACGAGCGGTTCTGTGAGTATGTGGAGAAGTACGAGCGGGAAAGGAAGCGTATGGATTATGGCACTTGAGTACACAACGAAGTCCGGCGACACCTGGGATCAGATCGCCTACACCGTGTACGGCAGCGAGTTGAAAGCTGACTGGCTGATGCAGGCCAATCCTGAGTATATCGAATTTACCCGGTTCGATTCCGGGCTGGTGCTGTCAACACCGGCTCTCCCGGCTGAAAAGAGCGGCACCCTGCCGCCGTGGAAAGCGGGGGCATGAGCATGGTGTTGGCAATAGCGAGACCCAAAGGCCGTCAGGCAACGATCCTGCTGAAATATGAAAACAAAGACGTTTCGGCAGAGATCGCACCTGACATTGAAAGTTTTCGGTATACGGATGCCGCAGCATCGCAGAGCGACAGCGTGAGTATTACGGTGAATGCCAAAGCCGACAAGTGGAAGAATGATTGGATGCCGGAAAAGGGCGTGAAACTCTACCCGACCATCGTAGTCAAGGACTGGAACATTGGAGGGGTGAGCAGCGGCTACCGGGATTACAGTGCCGAATGCGGCGCATTTGTGCTGGACGACATGAGCTTTTCCAGCACCCCGGACACCCTGACAATGGGCGGCGTGGCAAAGCCGAACGATACCAGCTTCAGTGAACGGAACCGCACCTTCACCTGGAAAAAGACCAGCGTGAAGAAAATTGCGGAAACCATTGCCGGGCGGTACGGGCTGGATTTTGAGTTCGACGGCGACGACCACGACATTGACGCCAAGGAACAGGATGCCACCGACAGTTCATTCCTGCAGGACCTCTGCGACACCTACGCCTTGGTTATCAAGGTCTACGCTGCAAAGCTGTGGGTCTATGACCGGGAGAAGTACAAAGCGAAGGATGCGGTCTGGACGGTATACGAGGAGGCTCCGCCCGGGAATCCGACCGCGCTGTGCGTGGAGCGGGGCAGCTTCAAGTGGAGTACCAAGTTGACGGGCACCTACACCGGCGGCGTGTACACCTATACCAACAAGACCAAGAAAATCAATATCAACGTCAAGGTGGGCACCGAGGAACGGCAGCTGAAACTTTCCGGCAAGGTGAGCAGTGAGGCAGACGCAAAAGCCCGGCTGATTGCCAAGCTCAAAAACGCCAACCACGGTGCAACGACCATCAGTTTCACGATTCCGGGCTACCCGGTGGGAGCATCGGCGCAGTGCATCAACGTGGTGGGCTTCGGGAAAATGGCCGGGAAATACTTCATCGACGAGATGGAGCATAGCTATTCGCCATCCGGCGGGTATAAAACCCAGGTCAAGGCCAGCAAGGTGGAACAGGAGGAATTTGCATGAGCGAAGTTAGAGTGGGCTATGTGAGTTCCATCGACTACGAGAACGGCCTTTGCGAGATTCACTACCCGGATCGTGACGATACCGTGACCGAGATGGTGCCGTTTCTCTCCAACCGGGAGTATCGAACGCCGGAAGTGGAAGATATGGTGCTTGTGCTGCACCCCGGGGATAGCCCGGAAGATGCGGTGGTGATAGGCACGATCTGGAACGAGAAAATCAAACCGGCGGAGGGCAAGAAGGGCATCTACCGCAAGGAGTTTTCAAACAAGGATGGACAAGCATACCGAAAGTTTGATGCAAACGCAAAAGAACTGACGGACCATGTGGACGGGAAGCACGTTCTCGAAGCAAAGAGCCTGGAAATCAAGGTGGGCGGCGCAACCGTTACGATCAGCGAAAGCGGAGCCGTGACGGTAAACTCCCCGGCGGGAATCACCATCAAGGCTGCCGGAACGCTGGAACTGTCCGCCAGCACGATCACGGCCAGTGCCGGAACGGTGAACATCACCGGCGGCGGTGGCGACGTGGTAGTGTCTGGCAAGTCTTTGGTGAACCACACGCACACGGGCAACCTGGGCAATCAGACCAGCCCACCGACGTAAGGAGGCGCGGAAATGTATGTTGGCATTTTCGGAGATGTGATTTTCTCCGTGGGGCACCTGCGGACGCTGACCCTCTCCAACTTCAAGGGTAGCACCGGCGCAGAGTGGGTTGAGCATAAGGTCATCAACGGCAAGGCGAAGCCGGAGTACGTCGGCCCGAAGCTCAAGGAGTACACCTGCGATATTCTGCTGGATGCCGCCCATGGCGTGAATCCGCGCAAGATGCTGAAACGCTTGACGCAGATGGCGGAAGACGGTGAGGTTCACTACTTCATCATCGGCTTTGCCCCGCTGTCAGAAAACCGATTCAGAATCACCGATGTAAGTGAAAGCTGGGATGCCGTGATAAAACACGGCCTGCTGGTACAGTGCAAGGTGAGCCTGACAATAAAGGAGTATGTATGATCGACATCAGCAACACGATGCTTGCCCTGTCCGAAGACAGCGCAACGCAGGAGGAAATACAGGATGTTGCGCGGTGCCTGCGCACACTGTACTCCACCCCTCTTGGAAGCCAGGAGGGTGACCGCAGCCTTGGTATCGACCAGGGCGTTTTTCTTGATAAGCCCATCGAAGTGGCAAAGGCTCTGTATGTCCGGGAAGTGACCGAGAAGACGGCAGAGTTTGAGCCGCGGGCACGGGTGGTGCGGGTTGACTGGCAGGAAAGCGACGTCGTCCGCGGCGAAGTGATCCCGAAGGTGGTGTACGAACTTGTCTAAGATCAAGGTTTTTGAAAATCTCCCCGACATTGAAGTTGAAGGTGCTGAAACGCTGGAAGAAGCCATTGAAGACTGCAAGGCTCTGTATGCGAAGTTCGATAAGGAGCTTGACGGAACAGAAAGCACCCCGTTGGCACGGTGCAATGAGGCGCGGCTTGTCCTGCTTACACTGGCGCACCGATCCCATCACACAATCGAGTATGCCACGAACGCTCTGAAAGCGGAACTTCTGCCCACAAGCACCGGGGCAAACCTGGACAACCTCGTTCCTTTCGTGGGAACGGAACGCCTGCAGGCTGGATATGCCACCACGGTGTTGCGGTTCACGCTGGCCGCTGCCCGGACGAGTGCAACGATCATCCCGGAAGGAACGCAAACCCGGACGGCAGACAAACGGTATTTCATCACGAGCGAGTATGCGGAGATTCCGGCTGGTAAGTTGACCGTGGATGTTCCGGCGGTGGCGGTAGATGCCGGCGCAGACAGCACGGGAATTGCCATTGGCGAGATCAACGTGCTGGTTGACCCGATCCCGTATGTGGCATCGGTGGAGAATACCTCCGTAACCAGCGGCGGCGTGGAAAAAGAGGACGACGATTCCCTGACAGAACGTGCCTACATTGCGCCGTCCAATGTGTCCGTGGCTGGCCCGGTCGATCTGTATGAATACTTTGCCCGAAGCTGGCGCAGCGACGTCACCGCCGCAAAGCCTATCTGCGAGGATGGGTACACGGTCTATATCTATTTTCTGCTGAAAGATGGCCGGCTTCCGACGGAGGAAGAATGCCGAGAGCTGGAACGCTACTTTGCAGACATAAAGAAGCCGATGGGTGATCTTGTGGTCGGCGTTCCCCCGGAGGAAGTGCCGTACAGCATCAACCTGACCTATTACATCGCATCCAGCAATGTCAAAAATGCAGGACTGATCCAGGAGAACGTAGAGAAAGCCGTGGAGGAATACAAGACCTGGCAAAGAAAAATCGGCTTGGACATCGACCCGGCGGAACTCATCATGCGGGTGCGGGAGGCCGGAGCGAAACGCCCGCGGCTGACCGCCCCGGTTGATACTGTGGTGTCCAAAATCCAGGTGTCGAAGGTGACGGAGTGCAAGATCACCTACGGAGGTATCGAAGATGATTAAGATCTGTGATACCGGCCTTTTGGAAGGTCTGCCGCCCGGCATTGCAGAGCAGCACTGGGTTAAGGTCATTGACGCAGTATATCGGGAGCGGCTGAAAAAAGAACTGAAAGTCATCGAGCGCATCCACGTCTACACCGCAATAGATTCTTTGCCGGAAGACCTGCTGGATGTTCTGGCGGTTCAGTTCAAGGTGGACTGGTATCGGGATGATTACCAGGTGGAAACAAAACGCCGGGTCATCAAGACGGCCATGGAGGTGCGGCGGTACTGCGGCACTGAATGGGCGGTGAAGCAGGCAATCTCAGCAATCTATCCCAACTCGGAGATCGTGGAGTGGTACGACTACGGCGGAACGCCGGGGCACTGGCGGCTCCGTGTCAACATCACGGAGAACGCCGACATCTCCTACTACACCATCAAGAGAATGGAAGACCTGCTGGGATATGCCCGCCGCTGTACGGCGCACCTGGAAGGGATCAGCTACCTGATCTTCAACAATACGACCACAGCCTACGTCGGAGCTGGCTACCACGGCACAACCCAGCGTGTGGCCGTGCCCATCGCTGGCACCCTGCGCCCCCGTGAATTGCTGTCCACGACCTACGCAAAGGCAGGAGTGTGGGGCACCCGGCAGCAGGAATCGACGAAGATCATCGGAATCCTGCGGCCGAAGGACCACAAGGCTGCCACATACGCCCCGGTGGGCTGCGCTGCTATACGGATGCAGATGACAGCCTACATCAAAGGAAATATTCGCCCGGCGGATCACAAGGCAACAACCTTGGCTCCGGCGGGCATTGCTGCATACAGGCAGCAAATTGAAGTCAGAATTGGAGGCATGAATACATGAGTTGGAACAAATCTGTCTTTACAACCGTCGGCACGGATATGATGTCTGAGGTCTTGTCCGGCGCAACGATGACGATCACCAAGGCCGTGGGCGGCTCCGGCACCACGGAGGAAGCTTCGCTGGCAGCCCTCACCGATGTGCAGGAGGAAAAGCAGACCCTTAAAATCCTCGGCATCGAAGATGCAAGCGACAGCACCGGCAACGATGCTGGCAAGCGCATCAAAATCCAGATCACGAACGGTGATGTGGAAACGGGCTATATCCTGCATCAGGTCGGTGTATACGCAAAGCTGACCGACGGCGATGAAACGCTGCTCTTTATCATGCAGGATGACCGCGGCGTAGAGATCCCGTCGCACACCGAAAACAGTGACTTCGTGATCGAGTTGTTTGGTGTCATGGCAATTTCCAATGTCGCCAACATCAAGGTCACTGTGGACCCGAGTGCGGTTGCGTCCGTGAAGATGGTGAACGATCAGGTTAAACAGATCAACACCAAAATCGACGATACCAAAAAGGCTTTGCAAGATGAAGCAAAGGAAACCTATGTGCCTCTGTCCGGCGGTACGCTGACGGGTCCGCTGGTTATGCCCGGCGGTGGCAAGGCCATCAGCATCCTGGATAATGCTGGCACCCACAATATGATCTACCGGGGGAAAAACTTGGGCAGAAGCCTGACCGCAGAGCAGGCCGCTGCTATCAAAGCTGGTACGTTCGAGGATATTTACCTCGGCGATTACTGGCAGATCGACGGCGTGGACTACATTGTGGCCGGTTTCGACTACTGGTATCAGTGCGGCGATACTGCCTGCACCACACACCATGTTGTCATCATCCCCCGCAACCATCTGTACACCTACCACATGAACGCCAGCAACACAACTGAGGGCGGCTATGTGGGCAGCGATATGTATAAAAACGGCCTGACGCAGGCAAAGGCAACCTTCAATGCTGCCTTTGGCTCTGCCCACATCCTGAACCACCGTGAGCATCTGACAAACGCCGTGTCCAACGGCAGACCGTCCGGCGGCACCTGGTATGACAGCACCGTGGAACTCCCCAACGAGAACATGATGTACGGCAGCCATATCTTTGCTCCTGCCTCTGACGGCACCAACATTCCGAACAACTACACGATCTCCAAATCCCAACTGCCGTTGTTCCGGCTGGCACCGTGGTTGAGCTTCACCCGTAGTTATTGGTGCTGGCTGCGAGACGTTGTCTCGGCAGCCTATTTCGCCAACGCGGACAACTACGGGCTTTGTAACTCCGACAACGCCTCGTATGAGGCTGGTGTCCGCCCCGTCGC